GCGGGCCGGTCGCACCGGTCGCGCCTTTCTCGCCCTGCTCCCCCTTTTCGCCCCGGTCCCCCTTGGGGCCTTTGAGGTTGACCGTCGCGGGATTATCGAGCCCGCCGTCGTTCGTCCAGCTCAGGTCTCCCGCCGCGGACATAGCGGGGGTAAAGGTCGCGCCCTTCGCACCAGCCGGACCGGCCACGCCCTGCACGCCCTGCGGGCCCTGATCGCCGGTGTCTCCCTTGTCTCCCTTGGCTCCGTCTTTGCCGGGAGCGCCGTCCGCGCCCTTCTCGCCGGGATCGCCCTTTGCGCCGGGTTCGCCTTTCGCGCCCGTGTCGCCCTTCGGGCCTTTGAGATTCACGGTCTCAGGATTCGCCTTGCCGCCGTCGTTCGTCCACGAGAGATCGCCTGCCGCGCTCATCGCAGGCGTAAACGTCACGCCGTCGCGTCCGTTTGTCCCGTCCTTACCAGGCACACCGTCTGCGCCGTCTTTCCCGGGCAGGCCGTCCGCGCCCTTTGCTCCATCCTTGCCCGGGGCACCATCCGCCCCGGCAGGGCCTTGAGGGCCCATCTCGCCGGGATCGCCTTTCGGACCCTGCGGGCCCTCGGGCCCCGTGTCGCCTTTCGCGCCCTGCAAGGGGCCGTTGTTGACGAACTCGCCGGTAATGCCGTCGAAAATGTAGATGTCATAGGGCTCTGCCGTGCCCACGCCGTAGGCATCTCCTGCCGCTGCGGTCGCTTTCTGCGCGGCGTCCAGCGCAGCCTTTGTGCCGTAGTAGCCCAGCACCTTGAAGCCGCTTCCGGTCTCCCCCTTGGGGCCAGCGGGGCCCTGCTCGCCTTGCGGGCCGGTCTGCCCCTGCGGACCCTGTTCGCCCTGTGGGCCGCGCGGGCCTTCGGGGCCGGTCGGTCCGGTCGCGCCGGTGCCACCTTTCTCTCCTTTGGGGCCGGTATCGCCCTTGTCGCCTTTCAGCGCGGCGAGCTGTGCCGCCGTAAAGTCGGAATAGGTAAAGGCATCGCCCTTGTCTCCCTTCGCACCCCGTGGGCCAGCGGGGCCGGTCTCGCCTTGAATACCCTGCTCTCCCTGCGGGCCGCGGGGGCCGGTCTCACCTTTGGGGCCCTGCGGCCCCGTCGCACCGGTTGCGCCGGTCTCTCCCTTGGGGCCGCGCGCGCCGGTTGCGCCCGTGTCGCCCTTGGGGCCAGTTGCCCCAGTCTCGCCCTTGGGCCCCTGATCGCCGGTGTCGCCCTTGGGGCCGACTTCGCCCTGCGGTCCGGTCGCGGCAACGCCCGTGTCGGCAAAAGCGCCTGCCGTGGCGTCCCACTTGAACCAGTTGCCCGTGGTCTCGTCGACGTAGGGCATCTTGGAAACCGCCGTCTCCGCATCCGCCGCCGCCTGCAAAACCTCATCGACCCAGCTTTGATAGGCCGGGGGCGGCGTCTCTCCGCTGTCTTCCAGCGTTTCGCGCACGCGTGTTTTATATATCTGGCTCTTCACAATGGTATCGCCCACGGTATAGCGCAGCTCTGCCGCGCCCTCACCGGCCACCGCCGTATCAACGCTCGATACCAGCCACACGAGCGCGCCGTCATCTTCCGTCACCGTCACGGGATACGGCTGCGCATCGCCGTTTCGCTGCACGATCAGGCTCGCCACGCCATCGCCATAGGCCTCGCGCCACTTTCCCAGCACGTCAAAGACGACCTTGCGAGCCTGATTCTCTCCCCTGCGCCCGAGCTTGATCTCTTCGAGCGCATAGGCATTTTCAATAACCATATTGTCACCTCTCTTATGGAAAACGGCGCAGCAAGAGCGACTTTTTCGTCCCTTGCTGCGCCGTGTCGCAACTCATTTTTCGTGTCTCGCGGTCGTATTCACTTACGCGTTATGGGCCTTCGCGCTCTCAACGTAGTCGCTGCTCATCGTCTGGATGAGATTTGCGGTCGAGGCATCCTGTCTCATCTGGTTCTGGATGGCCCACAGGAACTTTCTCTTGACCTGCACGGTCACACCGCGCTGGATCAGGCAGCTTTCGCCGTTCACGCACACCAGCAGGTCATCCTTGTACTTGCCGCTGTCCTTGAACAGGCGGACGCTGACGTACTCCTCGCCCGCGCGATCGGCGTTCACAGCCGCAACGGCGTTCTTTGCTTCGCTCATCGGTCTTTCCTCCGTTTCAGTGGCGGGGGCGGCGTTCACAGCCGCCCCCTTGGTGGTTAGGTCAGCGGGGTCTCGTCAAACGTAGAAGTGGTCTCCACGCGAATCATATATGCCTCAACCAGACGTTCGGCGACCTTGGTCGCCTTCCAGCCGACGGTTGCACGCTGGTTCAGCGGGTCAGCCGTACCGGCAGAGCCGAGCGGCTTGACGATGTGCTCAAGGCCGCCGCCGGTCAGCTCGGTCGTGCCGTAAGCCTCCGCGCCCATGATGAGGGTGGAGTAGACGTTGCGGCCCTTCGCACCGGCTTCGCCCGGATAGATGGCGGTCGACGCCGTCGGGGTGGTAGCAGGCGCTTCTTTCAGCGTGATCGTCGCGCTGCCAGCAGCCGCAGCCGAGGCGCTCTCGATCTCAAGGAGCGCACCACCGATGACGACCTCGCGGCCAGCCAACTTTGCAGCGTCAGCAGTGGTGATGACCTCGTTTACGGTCAGAACCTTGCCGGATGCGCTCTTGACGGTCAGGTCGCGTGCGCCCTCGGTCAGGTCGTCGGCGTGGAACACCTTCGCTTCGGTCGTCTCGATGAAGCGGACGCCCGCGATCTTGCCGATCTCGTCGTCGTAGATGTTGCTGGTGTCCTTGTACTCGTGCGGGCGCTTCCAGTCAGGGTCATCCTGAATGTCGTAGGAACAGTCAGGGTGAATGATTGCCCAGTAGGAGCCCTCGTAGCGCGGGGCGTTCATGGTTTTCAGGAAGCGAACCGCCTTGCGGACGGCACGCACCGTGAAATAGTGGTTGCCCGTGGCCTCGCCGCCAACTAGCAGATGGCGGCCCGTCACCTGACCTTCGCCGTACTGGACGTTGGAGCCACCGTTGATGACCTCGCGGGTGATGGTGTCGAGCGTGCGGCCCGCCTGAGAGCCGAGCAGCACCGTCGCTTCCTGCAGGTTGTTGTCGATGGCGGTCAGGTCGAGGATATCGGAAATCTCGACGAAATCGCCGTACTGGTCGACCTGTGCGGTCAGCGTGGTCATGGACAGCTTGCGGCCCTTGGGGGTCACGCCTTCGGTGATGGGCGTGAGCGCCTTGGGCAGCGGATCATACTTGCGAAACTCGATCTCCTTGCCCTTGCCCTTGGGGATGTTGCGCTTCTGCGCGAAGCGGTCATGCACCAGCTCGGGTTCGGCGTTGTCGATCAGGGTGCCGCAGTAGTAGATCTTCATCTCGCCCGAGAGACCGGAATCGGTCGTCACGTTCGTCTGGCCCTCAAACAGGCTCAGAATGACGGGCAGAATGAAAATATCTTTGAACTTCTTCATAGAGTTTTGTCTCCCTTCTTACAGTCGGTAAATTAGGCGGGCATCAGAATACGATGCGCTCGCCGCGCCGCACGCGCCTTGCGATCTCTGCGCGGTCGGCCTTCGTGAATTTGCTCGGGTCACTCTTGACAATGACCCCCGGCTGGGAAGTGGTTCCGTTCTCGTTTGGGCGCATTCCTTTCGCGCGGACGTTGTCCATCACGCGCTTTTCCATCTCTGCCGCAGCTTTCGCCGCGCTGCGAGCCTGAATGTCGCCTAAATGGGATACCTCGTAAGCGTCTTTTACAGGAACGCCAGCGCGCAGCATCGCAATGAAGCGCGGATTCTCCGCAACTTCGCGCTTGAGGTCGAAGTCAGGGTACTCTCCCGGCGCGTCCGCCGTTCCGACCAGCTCACTCGCCTGACGAATCCAGTCGTTATATGTCTCGTCGGCTTTCTGCTGGCGCTGCCTGTCTTCTTCCTGACGTTTGAGCGCTTCGTTTTCCTGCTGCATCCGCGCATACTCGCGGTACTGTTCCACGCTCATTCCCATGCTCTCCGCTTCCGCATTGTAGAGCACGCTGTTGAGCGCCGCATCGCCCTCAAAAGCCGCACGCAGCTTACTCATATCTCCGTCCGACACGCCATAATGGCGCATCAGTGTGTCGATAATGGGCTGCGAATCGGCGATCTTCTGGTCTTTGGCCTTCTCTTCGCCGAATCTGCGGTTGATGATGCGCTGCGTCTCCGCAGTGTACACGTCCTTGTATTTGCCGTTTACGAGGTCAAGGAACTCCTTTTTCAGGTCTTCCCCGCCTTTTTCCGCAGCCCCGGCGTCGTGCTGCTGCATCTTCGCGCCCTCGCCCTTCGGCTCGCCAGAAGAGGTCCCCGTATCGTCAGGTGTCTCCTGCTTGCCGAACACGACGTTGGCGTATTCGCCCGCTTTGCCCTTCCGGGTGGGAGAAGAGCTTGCCTGTGTGGTATCGCCCTGTGCACTTGCGCCCCCCTCAGCGCCGCCCGATGCACCGGCAGCGGCTCCCGCAGCGGCAGCGCCGCCGTCAAAGAGGCTCAGGATCACGCGAAGCGTGGTTTTGAGGTTCATGGTATCCCTCCTGCTTGTCAAATCGCGGATATTTGGCCCTCCGTGCAGGCCGTGCAGCGCTTCCCATCGTCCGCAGGGGAGGGGAGAGCGGCGAAAAGATGAAGAAAAACGCCGTCCCTCCCTCGCGGGCGTATGAATAGGAGGAAGCCACTCGCACGCTTAAAGCGTAACATGTGGCTCCCTCCGTCTCACCACGGGTAAGAAAAAATTTTTAATTTTCTTCGATGCACTCGCAGATCGCGTCCGGCCTCGTAGCCTCAAGCTGCTTGAGCCCGATGCAGGCCGCAAGAAATGCCGCTTCGATGCGCTCATCGCCTCCGCAGTGGACGAGGAAGCGCGGCGCCCCCTCGTCTATCTCAAAGCCATAGACCTCGCACTCTCCCTCGGATTCCATGTTCTTCACATAGCCGCCGAAGGCATACATCACGCCAGTAATGTAATTGCAGCACTTCTCATCCGCCGAATGGCCCTCGCACAGTATCATGTAGCGGCCGATCTCGTGCTCGATGTGAACCATCGTCATGCACTTACACCCCCCGGCATCGCCGCGCTGCTGCCCGTGTCCATGTTCGGCTTAGACTGTTCGGCAAGCTTCTGCATGTACGGTGTCTGTGCGCTCTGCGCGTTGGCGTTCTTGCTCTCAATTCCGCCGCTGCTGCCGCTCTTGCGTGTCGAGCCGCCACTCTGCGTGCTGCCCGCCATTCCAACACCCATGTCCTGTCCCGTAAGCTGCTGGATAACCGCGAGAGCCTTTTGCAACTGCTCTCTCTGCTGCTGCACGACGTTGTAGAGCGTCGCCCCCTCGTTGACCTGGCTCTTGATCTTGTCGATCCCTTCAAAGTCCATCATGTCGAGCGCGATCATGCTTTCCTGCGCTCTGTCCGGGGAGAAGAATCCAAGCGAATACAGCTCTTTCGCCCGCTCGTTCTGTTCCGCGCGGGAGAATGGGTTCTTCTTCTGTGCCTTGATCTTAATGTCGAAAACTGGTCTGCGGAACAGGTCATTGCCGAGGCTGTCCACGCCCGTCACCTGATCGCCAAGCTCGTTCACGCCGATCTGCGCATACTCATAAGGCATTTCATTCGTGATGCGGAAAGTGCGCGCTGCGTCGTAGAACTGCCGCATGCGCTCGATGCACAGCTTCACGATCTTCGTCTGCGCGCGGTAGCACGCCGAAATCATATCGCGGCTCGCCTTGTTGCCCGCTTCCTGCAATGCAGAAATAGCCGCCGCAGCCGTCGCACCGCTGGACGTGCCGCCGTTAGACACGTCGCGGTTTGAGCTCGTTTCCTTCATCTCGTCGATCTTCATCTGCACGATATTCGCGTAGATGGAATCGAGCGGGCGCGTCGTTACCTCGCGGAGCCTGCTCTCGTCGATCTGGCCGGACACGTGGATGATCGGCTTGCGCCAGTCAAGGAACTCTTCTTCGTTGATGTTCAGGCTTTCGCTCGCGAAATACCGGCGCTTGCTGCCCATCATCGACGTTTCGAGGATGTTGCCCCACAGCTTGTCGATGTAGAGCTGCGGGTCCTTTGCGATGGCCGTGTATCCAAAGCCCGCGGGCGTGCCCTTCTCAGGGAACAGCACGTCGAACACGAACGGATATTCGCCGTCTTCGTAGAATCCGCCCTCCGCATATTCGGGGTCATTTTCGCTGGCGTAGATGATATGCTCCTCGTCGATGAACTTCGCGTAGTGCAGCGCCGTTCGCCCGTCTGAGGTCTTCTTGCGGTAATACCAGTCGATCACGGCGACCTTGTTGCTCGTGTCCACCGTGTCATCGTACTCGTATTTCGCCGTTTCAATGCTGCTGCCGCTGAGCTTATCCGCAAACTGCGGGTATTCGTCCTCGATGATGTCGCGGTCGACGAGCGCCACCGTAAACACGTTGCGGCTCTTCTGGATGTCTTCAACACCCGGTTCCCAGAAGATGTTCAGCGGGTCAATGCCCTCGATAGCGATGTCGCCGAGCCCATTGTCTTTCTCCTTGTCCCAGAACACGCCGTAGATCGCCACACCGTGTTTGAGCTTTTCCCACCACTCGAAGCTGTATGTGCTGTCAAATTCGTTGTATTCCATGATGACCGGCAGCACGGACGAGAGCGTCTGCGCGCTTTCCTCGTCGCTCTGCTCGCGAGGCAGGCATACGGGCTCGGGGTAGTTGTCCATCGCGTCGGCGTGCTTATTCATGATCGAGTTAAACAACCATGCACTCGCAGGCTCGGGTGATTCCCCCGCATCTTTCGTCCCGCGTCGAATATCCTCCCAATGCCGCAGCTTCCACCAGCGCTCCTCGCTGATGATGCGATTCTCGAAGTTGCTCTTGCCCTGCTTGTACTTTTGCAGCGTTTCTACGGCGTCGCCGATCTCCTTGCTGCCAATGGCTGCGCCGCTGCTCATCGCCGCGTCGCTGTCGCGGAATGCGCCTACAAGCGGCGCTTCTGCCTTTGCATCCAACATCGCAGCAGCGCCAGCCGCGTCGGCCTGCTGCTGCGTCTGCGGGAATTCTCTCATTCCTGCCATGTCTTCCCCTCCTGTCAATTGTGTTGGAACCACGCATATCTGTCGTAGCTCGGCGTATTGATGTCCAGCGGGTCATACAAGACCGGCTTCGGCGGCGTGTTCTTCCGCGCCGCGATGGGATTCTCCATGCACACATAGCGCGTCATGTCGTAGATGTGATCCTCCTGCTCGGTGTTCACGTCCTCAACGTGCTTTTCGTCGTAGACGAGGTTCGGCACCGTGCGAATAAAATTTTTGCAGGTGTCAAACACATACAGCATCGGGATCCCGTTCTCGTCAAATGCAAGCCGGTGATGCAGTTGCATCTTGCCGTCGATTCGCGCATTGTCTCCGCGCTCGAAATAAACGCGCTCCCGCTCAAAGAGTGAGCCGATGCTCTCCGTCCCCTGCGTCCCCCAGATGGCGGGGTCGCCCACGCGGTAGATGTGCCGACCCTTGAGATTCGGGTCCTCTGCCTCGATGCGCTTGATCTCCCGCGCTACCGCCGTCGGCTCCATTTTCACGCCCTCGTTCGGCGTGCCCGTGCAGCCGTAGTACTCCCCGATGTGATAGAGCCGCCTGTCCCCGTCAACCGCAAACCAGCCGATGGCAAAAGGCCGCGAATATCCCCAGTCCATCGCACACCAGATCGGCCACTCGCGCGGGATCTGGAACGGCGCGATGACGTGCGTGTTGATGCGGTCGCGGTAGTGATCGCTGTCGTTGCGCCACTCGGTAAACACCTGCCCCGAGAAAGTATCCCAATCGCCGTATAGCAGCGCGTTTTTTTCTGCTTCCGGCATGGCGGCAAGGCGTGTCAGATAGTTTTCATCGTTCTGCAGCAGGATTTTGTTGTCAAAAACCGTGCTCGGAACGAAAATCCTGCTCTTCATGCGGATTTCTTCGTGCCCGTCTGGAAAACGCACGGTCGCCTTTTCCCGCACCGTCTGCATCGGTCGCGCCGCCGTGATAAAGCGCTCCTTGACCCAGCCATGCCCGATGCCTCCGGGGTTTGCCGTGCTGCGAATATACACTCGCGTCCCCGGCCCGTTCGGGCGGTTACGCGAGAAAAGATAGCTGTACTCCTCCCATGTAAAGTGCGTCAGCTCGTCAAACGCGATGAAGTCATACGCCTGCCCCTGATACTTGATCTTGTCCTTTGCGTACTGCATCGAGCCGAAAATGATCTTCGCCCCGCTCGGAAATGTCCATGTGTGGTTGCTGCCGTTGTATCGTGCGCCCGGATAGATGCGCGGATAATAGTTGAGCGTCTTGTCGATCAGCTCGGCGAGCTGCGGGAAGGTCTTTCGCAGGATCAGCGCCTTATAATAGCGCACGTCCACCTGCCGCAGCGCCTCGATGACCAGGGCGTCGGATTTCCCCCCGCCTAACCGGCTGCGCCGCCGTATAGAGCCTCATCCTCCCAGCGGCTCATAAAGAGCGCCTGCTTGGGCTGCGGCTTCCATACCACGCTACGCTTCGCCATTCGCATCACCTCCCGCGTCCTGCGGAACAGGCATTACCGCGGGCAGCTCTGCCACACCGCACACGCTCTCTCCGCCGTCTTCCTTCTTCTCGTCATTTACCCAGCGGAAATTGTATCTCAGGCTGAATTCCGCGCCCCGCTGACCGTCCCGGTCGAAGAGGCGTTCCTCTGCGTAAGCCTCGATACGGGCCTTCGCGCGCGTAACCGTGTCAACGAATCCTTTCTTTGCCTGATAGTTCAGCAGCGCTTGCCTGCTCGTAAATCCCAGCGCAAGTGCGAGCCCCGTCACCGTCGGTGGGCGCTGATGAATGATAAACGGCTGCCCGGATTTGTCGAGGATCGGCATCCCATCGTCCCCGATGATCGGCTCGCCCTTGCAATCCTCGAAGTATTGGTCAATGACGGCTTGCATTTCTTCGACCGTCGCATATTTTGGATGACACCCCGCTTTTGCCATGCCGCCACCGCCTTTCTTTTTTATGCTGCAAGCCACCCGCCCCTCGGCCTTATCGCGCAGCATTCTTATCCCCGCTCGGGGAACCGAGCTTCCTATTTCCGACGGTAACACGCCATCTTTTATTTCTCACCACGGGCGCGGAAACTTTCTCTTCTCTTTCTGTGCTCCCCACGGGTGACCCGACAGCCATCTGCAGACTTCTGCATCGCTCAGCCCTCCTCGGGAAGCTCGATCATCGGAACTCTGTACTGCTTCGCGCACTCGTGCTCGATGCGGCAGCCGCGTGCCTCCCACCAGTCTTCGGCAAAGATCGCCACATCCGCCGTCGCCAGCAGCTCAAGTGACTTGCTCAGATAGTAAAGCGGCGCTTTTGCGCCTGCCGGAACATCGAGCCCTCCCTTGAAAAAGCTGTCGATGACCTCGACCTCGCCGCGCCCTGCGTACACAGCCTTCGCAATCGCGATCAAATCCTCGCGCTTGCTCTCGATCTCCTCGTCGCTCTTGCCGCGCATCGGCTGCGAGATGAACAGCCGCACCGTCGGCAGCTTCGGCTTAGTCGGTTCGTCCGCCGCTGCCTCGCCGTTCACGCCGCCGACCGCCGTTTGCAGCAGGAAGCCCAGCAGCTCCCAAATCTTGTTTCTGATCCGTTCCATGCAGATTCCCTCCCCCAGCTTCTCGTCGTAGTTCTCCGCGCTCACGCAGCTCGAGCTCTCCACGATCTCGAAGCCGTTTTTCAGCACTGCGCGCACGACGGTCGTCTTGCCGCCCATCGTCACGGTCTCGTGGTGGTCGATGAATCGCTCGACCATCTCCGCGCTGATGCTCGGTGCCGCGGTCTTGAGCATGCCGTTTACCTCGAGCGGCAGATACGCGCGCTCGAAGACCTCCGCCGGGCTGAAGCTCTCGTACCCGTCCGCATAGCGCACCTTGTAGCCGCGCTCGACCTCGCTTCCGCACGGTACTCTGTCCTCCGCGAGCGTAACGACCTTGCCGTCCACGCGATACGCCTTTTCCGCCTCGATAAGTTTCGTTCCGATGTACTTTTTCATAGCAAAATTCCTTTCTTTTTCGCCCGCAGGCGTTATTCCATTTGTAGCTGTTCTTCTCGCCCCCGGTCGCTCGTGATGCTCACGACCTTACAGTCTCCATATTGCTCGATATCCATGGCGATTCGCTCCTTGATGCCCTGCGCGTCAGCGGCGGGGACGTTGGCTTTAATCGTGATCGTCAGCATGTGGCTCCTCCTTCGGCTCGCCTAAGCTGCAAAAATGCGTTCTTGTGTCCTCTTGAAATGGCAAAAACACAAAGTTTGTTTTTGGACAAAATGCATATAAATCTTTTTGGTTCCATACACGTAGATACTTGCAGCCCTTGCACCGAGTAATGACCACAGCGTCAACGGTGGGAGCGTTATCAACAGCGTTATGGATAAGACGCAAAGCCGTACCCCCAGTAACGATCCATTCCTCATCTGATGGCTCATAGGGTTTAAGGTGGTCAAGCACCCAGTCAGCATCAATCAGCCTCATTGCTGTCACCTCCGTCCGCGTCAAACATTTCAAGGTCGACCTCAATGTAATCTTGCCCATCTTCATCGACAGCAACATACACGTTTCCATCATCCGCAGGCAGTGCCACTTGCAGGCAATCAAGCTCGTCGCCAGTCATGCGCTCAAAAGTAGTAGCGTCAATCTCTGTAATTCTGAAATACTTTGCCATTATTCTTCGCCTCCGTCCATTTTCGCGCCACAATGGCAATACGGCTGACATCTACTCTCTACTCTACCGCAACGTGAGCATCGGTAGTATCGTTCCGGCATGATGTGGTCACCGTCCAAGAATGAGATCCACCGCCCATGTACCACCGGGGCCACATCGGCGGTTGGAAGCTCATAAAGATATTCTGCGAACTCCTCTGGTGTCAAAAGCGTGCAAGGCGGACTATCTGCCCTACCAGCGTCAAAATTATTAAACGCTTTTACAGCTACTTCCAACTCAATGTATTTTGCCATTGTCAGCCCTCCTCCACATAGCACCAGCTCTGGGGCGGGCGACCGATAACCCGGCCATCACAGTCCATTTTGGTGTAATTGTAATAAGGGCAGGCACAGCAATCGGCATCAACTCTACATAGACCCTTGAACTCGCTCAGTTTCTTCGGCGTATCGTAGATTTTTAGGTCGGAGATGTGCCAGCCATAGCCGGTTCTCCCGTTGCCGATGTAGTCAGCAAGCTCCTCGTATGTAAGACAAGATCGCTCCATGTGCTCGAAAAACCAGTTCTGAATGCCACCATTGTCGAAAACATTGATGGGAAATATCCGGTCACAGGTAAACTCCCCGATGACTTTGCCGCCGCCGTAAAACTGTGGCCTTGGATAGTCCGTCACAATGAAGTCCTCGTGCGGATATTTTGGTAACGTGCAGTAGATATAGCACTTAAACGGCGTTTCCTTCTTTGGCCGCGTCTTGCGCACCTCAATCGTCTTTTCGCCGTTGACAATCTTCTCCGCCCACTTCGGGCGGATGCTCAGCATAACAGCCTTACTCATTTTTCATTGCCTCCAATGCCGCTTCCGCCGCCTCGCGGGGGAGGAACCAGCTTACTCCATACTGGCCCGGCAACAACCCGACATCGGGATCCCTCCCACGGACAATGGCGTACCCCACAATGGCCGTGACCTTGTGGGGCTGAATTCCAAGGTCTACCGTCCCGTTGCAGCCGTAAGTCCTGAAATACTCGGCCACGCCGCAATTGCTCTTGCAGCTTTTTCAATGCTTCGTCCGAAACCATCACTCCACCTCCTGCATCCAGAACTCGCGGAGGCAGTCAGAACACGCGCGTTTCATAGTTGAGCAGTTACCTCGGGCATTCCTGTGCGACGCAGAAATCAAGCAGGGATATATTTGCAACACACCATCATCTCCGATGCGTGCCTCCGGGTACTGCTCCAGCAACGCGCTCTGACGTGTCTTGCGTGGATTCATTTTTGCCCATTCTTCAACCTCGGCCACAACTTCCTCCGGTGAATCCGTCTCTCTGCCAACGCAGGGATAAATAAAACGGTTCTTCATCGCTCCCTTTTCATCCATGCGTCTCAACTGCTTAACAAATTCAATAGCGTCCATACTTACCTCCCTAAAATTTAAAGCGCTCTCTGAGCTTATTCCCATTGATCTCCGCCTCCGCCGTAAAGTAGCGGTGCGCCTCGTTGATGTAGACGACGCGCCCGTGCGCAGTCGTCTCTTTCGTGGTCACGCTCATAATGCCGTTGCTGCCCCTCAAATGCGGCAGGCTTCCAGCTAAATGGTTCTCCGATGTACATGGTCATTCCTCCCTAATGTAGCGCTTTCGCGGGGCGGCGAAAAATCACCACCATGCTTGGGAACGGGGCACTGTTCTTTTCTCCGCCGAATTTTAATCTCCCACGCACGAAATTGATGGTTGCATATTTGTCGTTGTAGCAGTAATCGTGGAACCAAGCGGTATCCGTCCGCGCCGGAAGCAGCATCACAACTGTTGCGTCTGATTCCTCGGCGGTTCGATGCGCTTTCTCTACCCACGCCCCAACGCCGCGTCCGTATGGGGGATTGCACCACACAACGCCGTCCCAGTCCTGTTTCAGTCCGTCCATCTCCGGGGTGAAATAGCGTTCGCATTTTGCGTTTTCTGGCGTTGCGCAGGCATCCAGCGTAAATTGGAAAAGATTGTTGAGATCGTCAAAGAAGGCTTGCGGGGTCTCCCACATTTCAGATTTTGACGAAAACATTAAATCGTTGTTCATTGTCTCCCCTCACATTCCCTAATGTCTCCTCCCCATTGCTCCGCCATGGCTCTGGCAATGCCGGGGAAGGTCTTGCTTCTCAGTTTCGCACGGTCTTTTCTATCGCCAACGTTGTACCACTTTGACATAGATTTTCGACGACCTTTGTATGTCCAGACGGTCAATTCCGGATTACACGGTACAATATCAGTTGCAAATAGAACTGGGAGATTTTTAAGCCATAAACAAACCGGCTTGCCATTATTATGGCCAAACATATAAGGGCGGACAATCTGTGTATACGGGGGCAACCCAAATCTGCGCATGGGAACAGGGTTTTCAATCGCAATTCTGGAAATTTCGCTGTTATAAAACGCCATAAAAAACGCCGCAGCTTCTTCCCCCTGCTGAATTCTCTCTGGGTGCTTTGGAATGTTGGCTGCTCCGGCGACCGTCAAATAAGTACACGGTGGATGTGCAATCAGCAAATCCCATTTGCCCACATCATGCGGCTCCCCGTCCATTGTGGCCACTTGCCCCCCCTCGATGGCCTTGAGTGCATCGCCGAGAATATGCCACTCCGGGTGTCTTCCGGACGGCTCCTGAATATCACAGGAATATGCCTCATGTCCCAATGCCCGGAACGCTTTGCAGACTTCCTGCGATTCCTCGCAGGCGACTAAAACCTTCATGCTCAATACCTCACTCCGATGTAATCCAGCACCCGACCGTAGCCAAGTCCCTTTTCGTTTGGCTTCCACAACCCGTCAGCAGGATCGTAAGCCCCTCCGCCGATGCGGATGCGATGGCCTAATTCCATTTCTGTGATCATCTTTTCTTGCTCCCTTTATTTTCTCAGCTTTTGGCCACGCCGCGTTTTGAACTGGCGCGCTCCCAAATAATCCTCTTTTGCCTGCGTCTGCCGCTTCTCTTCGGCTTTCGCCACCCGGGCCTTCGCAATATCCTCCGCATAATACGGGCAATGGTCTTGGCAGCCGGGATAGCGCACGGGTGGCAGGCAGCTGTGGCAGTGCTCAAAGCTCATCTCACACCTCGCGGATCGTGATGCCGTACTTGTCCTGCATCAGCTTCTTTTTCAGCAGATAGTCTTTCGTTTTCGTGCCCTTTGCGTCCTCGACCTCGCGCAGCCAATACACCGTGCCGTTGCGGTCTGGCTCGGTCGCCCGCTCGTAAACAAAATCCGCTCGGTAGACCATCGGCTTGATGCGTTTGCCCTCGATGGTCTTATAGCCTTCCACGAGCGTGAAATTGGCTTGCAACCGCAAATCGCGGATTTTGCCCATCGCTCGCAGCACTTTCAACTCGCCGAACCGCGCCGCCTCGCGCTCGGAATCAAACTTGATGCCGTCTCGCACAACCTTGCGGTTGCCGTACTTGCTTTTCTTTGGCTTCTGTTCGCCCGCCAGTTTGTCAAGCACCTGCTTCTGCGCCGCAGGCCCCAGCCGCGCAAGGTCAGCCGATGTCAGCGCCATCATGTGCCTCCTGCAAATCGCTCAGAGGCGCGCTCTGCGCGTTTTTATCCTCCGGGCGTGTCATTTCACTTTTTTCACATTCCGAGCACTCCTGCGCGCTCTCAGTGGCATTCCCAGCGGCTTCCCGCTTACTATCCGCAGGATCATCCCGCAAACCAACGCCGATGATGTAGTTTTCTCCGTCCCTTCTGGCATGTACTTCGTACTTGCGATAGGTTTCCCGTGCGTCGAACTTCGCCAGCATCAGGCGTTTGCCGATGACCGCCCCCGTGTCGGGGTCTACTGCGTCCTCACCGTAGGCAATCGCCACCTGTGCAAGCAGCGCGTCGGTTGCAATGCTGATTTCGGCAACGCCGCTGGCGCGCTTGGAAAGCTGCGCGTTCAGCTTCATCAGGTCGCCGCAGCGCTTTTCGTAGCGGCCAAGCTCGTGTTTGAGTTTCTTGATTTTGTCCCTGTTTCTTTCGCTCATCGGTTCTCCGTCCTTTCGTAGTGCAGCGTCAGCGCCCGAGCGATCGGGCAGCGCCGCCATTCTTCGTTGGCGCAGTAGCGCCGCGTATATTCGTCCAGCTCCTCTTTTGGCAGCTTGACTTGTGCGCCCTCGCAGTTGAGATAGTCGCGGTAGTCCCGCGAGTAAAACGGGCACTTAAAAATGCCCCCACGATACCCGCTCACGGCGCACCGCCTGCCAACACTGATTTGACGTGCCTCATGCGCTGATTTGCCTTGTCGCGTCTCATGCTATCGCCCTTGAATACCAGCGGTGTGCACATCTCGAGGATGCGGTCATAGATGCGCTGATAGGTCATGTCTTTCGGCCTGCACAGCTCGTCAATCGTCAGGTTTGTGGTGACGATCAGCGGCTTCTTGGCCTTGTATCGCTCGTCAATGACCGTGTAAACCGTCTCCATCGCATACTCACTGCTGCGCTCTGCGCCGAGATCGTCGATCACCATCAGCGGGTAATAGTGCACCTGCTCGATGATTCCCTTCTTATCGTATCCTGCGTTGAGTATCCGCGGGAAGCTCGTAATCATCGCCGGAATGCCGCGATCAATCAGCTCGTTGGCGATGCACGCCGCCGCGAAGGTCTTGCCGTTGCCGGTGTTTCCCCACAGCAGAAGCCCATTGTTCTCGCGCCGCATATCGTCCCATGCATCCGCATAGCGCTTGCATTTGACAATTTCCTCGCTCATCGTTGCCGTGTCGAACCGGCACGCCGTCAGGCTCTTGTCGCGGATTCCGTCAGCACGCAGCGTTTCGATGCGCAACCGCTTCTCGCGGTCAGCGCGTGCTTTTTTCTCGGCCTCGTATTCTCGCGCCGCGCAAGCGCACTGACAGCCGACAAGGCGGACGCTCCCGCCGATGGGGATCCGGCACTGCTTCGGCGTGTTGCAATGGCCGCAGTACAGCAGCCCGTCTTTCTCGTAGTCGACCAGATCACGCACAGGCTCGGCCTTTTTCGCGATGCTGTCGATCAATGCGTCAACGTTCATAGGCTTCCCTCCGTGTTGCCGTAGTCGTAGACAAACGGCTTATTTTGCGGTGCTTTGCCGCCCTTATCCTGCTCTCTGGCAAGCCAAGCGGTGATGAAACGCTTGATGCCTCCGCGGGTCTTTCGCTTGGCAGGGTTCGCGTCGCACCATCCCGCCATGTTTCTGAGCTGTTGTAGAACGTCAACGTTCGGATAGAGCTGCGACCATTTGGCCCTATCATTCTCCGACACGTCGAAAAAAGTCCCGTCATTCAGCGGCAAAGAAATCACCGGTGGCGCGTCAGCCGCTTGCGGCTCAGCGCATAATATGTACTCTTCTTTACTCTTCTCTACTCTACTTTTCTCTACTTTACTTTGTCGTTCGATGTCAGCATTTTTTGAAAAAATGTTTACATTTTTCGCAGAAATGTAAACATTGGGCAAAATTTGGGCAACATCAACCAGAAGGATGTTGTAATCGACTTCGAGAGTTTTACGGCGGCTGACTGCCTCGAAGTACCTTTCTTGTATGCCCTTAGAGGTCAACACGTGGTACTTGTCATACTTCTCTTTGTCGAACATCCCTCGTCTGATAGAAGCCTCTATTATTTCGGAAACGACGTTCCCACCCAACCCGACCTTGCGGGCGAACAAAAGCGCAACCTCCTCTGTCCATTCAATGTAGTAACCCGCCTTGCCGTAAATCTCTTGCAGCAAGTGAACGACTACACCAAATCCTGTCAAGCCAAATTCTGCTTCTATCAGTTCAAACTTTGCGTTCAATGTGACATCAAGCGGAAAGTAATCGATCCCGCTCTTTGCCATAGACTACTCCCTTAAAACGGTAGCTCGGATTCGTCCTCGCTGACCTCTGCAAAGCCGCCTGCGGCGCTCTCTGTGGCGTATTGCGGCGCGGTGGTATCATTACCCTCCGAGCGCCTGTTGTCCGCGAAATACACGCTGTCAGCCTGCACCTCGTAGCTCCTGCGCTTGTTGCCGTTCTTGTCCGTCCAGTCGCGCATCTGCAAGCGCCCCTCGACGCCGATCATGCGACCCTTATCGGCGTAGTTGCAGAGTACTTCTGCCGTGCCGCGCCATGCGACAACGTCGATCCAATCTGTGCCGCCCTCCTTGCCGTTGCGATCAACGGCAAGAGGGAATGACACAACGGATACGCCGCTGTTCGTCTTTTTCAGCTCCAAGTCACGCCCGATGCGTCCCATCAGGCACACGCGATTCATGCTCACTGTGCGTCACCGTCGCTTTCGATGACCTCGCCGGTTGTCTCATCCACGGTGAAGTTCTCCGCCTCGATGACCGTGTCATCGCTCACGGAATACATGTCCTCGCTGATCTTCGTTTTGATGGTCTCGTCCTGCGCCACCGCGCGAACAAAGTCACTCTTGAGCGGTGCATACTTGAGCACGCGCTTGAGTACAGTCTTCTTCGCCATCTCCTCGAAGTTCGTCTGCCACGGGCCATTGCTGTATGCCTTGGAAAAGCGCTTCGCGTGGTTGCGAACGTCCTCGACGCTCATCACGTCATAGCCAAAGCCACCGTCCTTTGTGCGGAACATTGCGTAGATGAATTTCGGCTCGCCGCGCTCGCCGCAGGCGGGCTTGTTGGTGAGCTTCGGCTCAAGTCCAAAGGAATAATCAAACTCGTCGTTCTCGTAAACGACCTGTGCCTGAATGATGCTGATCTCACCGCTGCGGTACGCAAGATCAATGAGCCCCTTGTATCCGATTTGGAACTGCGTTTCGAGCGTGCCGTGATTGCGATAAGGGATGAGATAAGCCTGCCCGAGGGGTGTATTGGGTTCCAAGCCGAGTTGCGCCGCCGTCATCATCGCGCCGAGGAAACTCTGCGGCGTGGTCTGCGCAAGCTGTTTGTTTGCGCTCAACGCGGAAAGTGTGATGCGCGTGAAGCGCTCCGGCGTGATGACGCTCGGCAGTGCCTTGGCGATCTCGCCCTCCATCTGCTTGATGTACTGCTGCATCGTGGGATTGCCTTTCTTTACGGCCTGCGCACCCTGCGCATTCTGAATCAATCCTTCCTTCATCTTTCTTTATCCTCCTTCACCGCAAATTTGCGGAAATTTGTCGTTTTGTAGTAACTGCTCAAGTCCATGTCTGGGTGATCTTTGGCAAACGCCCGCGGATCGAACGTCTGGCGGCTCTGCGCCTTCCAGTCGATCGTGAAGCGCCCGCAGTATCCGCGCTCATTGTCACCAAGGTCGTTCATGAGCTGCTGCTTGATGGCGTCCGCGCCCTTCTCGATGGCTTTCTTACGGCTCATCAAGTACTGGTACTGCTCGACAAGCCTCTCGCGCCCGAACAGCTCGACTTCACCGCCGCCGCCCTCGTAGATGCTCGTGATCGTCTCCGTCGTGCTCTCCATACCGTCCATCGGCGGCGGGCTGTCTGCCTCTACATAATCGTGCCAGAAGTCCGCTGCACAGCGTTTCAACGCTGCAATCTCGTCGGGGCTGACATACACGCTGCTCTCGCACCATCCGGGAACATAGTCGTCTGGGACGGTCGTGATCTGGTAGCAGTAAAAGCCCTTGCCCAGCACCAGCGCCGCCAAGAACCAGCGTTCCCAGCCCGTCACGGCAAGGTACGTCACGCACTGCGCGTAATAGCTCTCGGGGAATTCGCCAACTGCATAGCGCTTCATGTTCAGCGCATTCGCGGTCTTGCATTCAAGGCCCGCGTGCCAACCAGCCGGTAACACCATACGGTCAATGTTCGCATGTAGGCACGGAGCCTCATCGTTACGCAAGATGTAGTTCACCTTGCGGACACGCAACCCTGTTTTTATCTCGAATCGAGTTGCGACGTAGCCCTCGAGGTCTCTCCCGATTCGCATCGCCTCGTTTTCCGGCTCTTCGCCGATCCTGCCGGTCTTCTCCGCCCATACCGTATAGGGCGAGCGGTATTTGTTCAGCCCCAGCACCGCGCCCATGTCGCTGCCGCCGAGGCTCTTCTTGCGCTCTTTAAGCCACTCCTCGCGGCTCATCCCGCGCGTCGATATCTTCTGCATCTTCATCTTTCTTTACCTCGATGTCTTCCGCCCCGCAGAAGGGGCAGCATAGTATCGTTTGCATCTCCACGCCGCGCTCACCGTCAAGGTTTTCGCGCCTGTGCAAGACATCGGGCTCGTCAAAGGTCAGCCCGCACCATTCGCAGCGGTACATCACATCATCGCCGAGACCGCGATGAGCACTGCCGCCAGCAGCAGGCAGATACCGGCGAAAAGCATTGCCTCGTCGGCCTTGCGCTGCTCGCGCGTCCGTCTGTCGTGCCGTCTCACCGTCTGCACCCCCTGTCGATGTAGGGTAGCAGATCATACAGCACCTTGCACACCGCGCACGCGCCGATGACGGCGAGCCCCGTCGTAAAGTCGCAGCCGTTGAGCGCGATCACCGCAGCGGCGATACCGCCGAAAAATAACGTGTCGATCATGCCTCCACCTCATATCCAAGAAATTTCAGGAACGAAAGCCGCGGGATGACCGTGATCGTTCCGATGCGGCTGACCGGAAATCCGAGCTGTTCGGGATGGTCTTTCGCCGCAATGCTGATCGAATAGGGCTTCCGCCCGAGTACCGGCGCGATATCCGCCGGTGTCAGCACCGGCTTGTCCGATGCAAGCATTTCTTCCACCGTCATGTGCGTTCCTCCTTCTTATTCGATCGGTTCCAATTCGAAAATGCTTTCAGGATAAAAGCTCCAACTCCCAAATCGGGATTTGCTGCACTGGGCGTCATAAAGCCACTCATTCAGCTCGATTTTCTTGGAAGTCAGCGCCGCATCTTCCACGGCATTTTTCACTTCGTGCGTTTCAATGTAGGCTTTCTGCTTGGTAAAGTTGTTAATAGACCGAGGCACGTTAAGCACTCCAAAAAGAATCACTAAAATCGATAGCATCACAATAATGATGCCGACCATTCCGGAAGCAAAAGGAACCCAAGAGCTATCAATCGAGCATTTCCTCAGAGACAGTACCGTGATAATAACCCCCACGCAAAGGAAAATAATCCAATTCGTCATTGCTCCTCCTTGTTGTCCAATGCCGCTTGAACTTCACAGCTCAATTCCTCTTCCACGCGCCGTAACGCCATTTCGATCTGAATCAGTGCCCCGTAAAACCGGCAGTCTCCGGTCTCAGAGAGTTCGCCTTCTTGGAGTGCCCCTGCGATGCAGAGGGACAGTGTGTCGGTCACACCAGAAAGATCACACCCTATGGAATCGACTTTACCGGCAAACTCATTTATGCTCATTTGCGTGCTCCTTCCACGCCAAGAAACTTCTGAATGAAATACTGCTGGCCTTTGCCGGTGACTTTCGTGGTCTTGCTCACCGTCACCGTACCGTCAGAATGGGTGATCGCCGTTTCCTTAACGGTGAAAAGCCCCAAGTCCATTGACTTTTGCGTTGGCATATTGAAGTCCGTGCCGTTCCGGCGAATCAGATAGCCGTTTTCGCGCATCCAACGGAACAGTCGGTGCTGCCCGATGTCAACGCCGTTTTGTTTCAGCAGCTTCGCCAGCTCGCCGACGAGGATCGAAGTCTTGCTTGCGCTGACCGCATCGGCAAAAAGCACCTTCGGCGCGTCGGCCTCGACCTTGCTTTCAAGCCGCTTGAGCTTGTCCCCTGCGATTTGCAGCGCGCGAGCCATGACTTTCTCCGGGCTGTTCCAGTCCTTTTCGATTTGAAGAAAATACTGGCGGGCCTGCTTGCCCTTTTCATTGCGCTGGATCATGCAAAGCTCTTTCGCCATGTCGATGGTGAGAACCGCGTCCTGCGCGGGGCGGCCTCCGGTACTTTCGCTCAAAAATGAGCAGAAGTCTTCGCCCTCGGTGAACCCGTACTCGCACATTCTCGGGAACCAGTCTTTATAAGCCGTCTTCACTTCGAGAAAGTCGTGCAGGTCTCGCGCAGAGACCGCAGGGCGGTCATTGTTGTAAGTGATCTTGATTAGCTCGTTCATGCGTCCTCCTTATCCTCGGCGCGCCGTTCAATGATCGCGTCGATTGCGCCCTCCACTCGCTTTCGCGCATCGGGCGGCTTGCGCCTTCCGTTCAAGATCATGCTGATATAGGCTCTTGTCACGCCCATCTCAGCCGCGACTTCTTCAAACGAAATGCGGTTGGTGTGCATCTTTCCGACTGCACGGCCAGTCCATGCTTCAAGCAAAGCCATTCCTCCCTTTTCATTCTGTTAATTTTGTTGACTGCGGCAGGGAAGTTTGCTATACTGCTTTCGCGGGGTTATCTCCATAAAAGGGGGTGATCGCATGAGAAACGCAGCACATACTTCGTCCGAGCTCGCGTCGCTTGCTGGCAAGTTGATGCATCACGAGGACAAGGACGTTCGTTCTCTTGCCGCCATCGCCTTAGCTAACCGGCGAAAGTAGGTCAGCTAACAGGAGAAAAGATGAAGCTACTCGCACATTTTTGCCCCGCAGCCGCCTTGATGCTCACGCATCGGGGCGGCTTCCTTTTCCTGCCGCAGTCAAATTTGGGGTTGCATAAGTTAACTAACCGTGCTATTATGCAGATAGCCGAACCACATAAGAGCTTGACACGGACGAATGAATCGTCGGGGTCTGGTTTTATGTTCCCTTTTTCAACTCCACGTCCAAATTATACGGTTAGAATAGTTAGAAGTCAAGGCAAAATTGTTAACTTTTCTATCTTCGTCGATCTGTTCAAAAACGTCCTATGGAATTAACTACTTTTTACAAAAATTTCGTATCCCTCTGCACTAAAAACGGTCTGAACCCATCAGGTGTAGCCAAAGCAATCGGCCTTTCAAATGCTGCTGCGACCGGATGGAAAAAAGGGAAAATGCCAAATGATACTACTCGGGAAAAATTGGCAAACTATTTCCACGTGACTGTTGCCGATCTAATAGGGGACGACTGCGCAGAAAAAGAAGCCGCCGCCCCGAAGGACGTCGGCCTTTCCCCGATGGAATCTCAGTTAATGGAATATGTCCGCACACTTACGGACGATCAAAAGAAGATGCTGCTGGCACAGTTGCAGGCGCTAAAGAATCAAGAATGATACGTTTCTGTTCATCGCTGAGATCGCGGAACGCCTGTAAGATTTCGCTGTCGATGTCTTTCATCTATGTATCCTCCGTATGTAAATAGTTTCACTTATCATATACCGCGCCGAGGTTCATTTCACCACGGCGGAATGGTTTTAGGAGGTCTTGTGCATGGGATTGTATACCGACCCGAATTACTTTGAAAAGCAAGCGCACTACCAGCACCGCAAAGTAAAGAAAGTCATTAAGGCGGTGTCCTCTAAGTCAAAGCAGCCTGCCCCTGATGAGGCGGTATCAGAAACCTCGACGCAGGTTGAGCCGGAATCCGCCTCACGCGATATCCATGATTATCCCGTTGAACCAACAGTTGATGAATTTGACGAATCTCCCGGCCTAACTCAAATGACGCAAGAAGAATACGACGCGTTCATGATGGGAATGACCGTCGAGCAATACCGCGTCTATCGTCAAATGGTTTTAGAAAACGAAGCCAAGCGAAACAGGCAGAAGCAGCCAAATAGGAAGCGGCGCTCTCCGGAAGTTAATCTTCTGCTGGCAGCATTGAAACCATTGTGCTTCGCGCTCGTCATCTGCGGGGTCATCTGGATTTCAATCGAAAAAGATGTCCCTTTGAAAGAATCTGACATGAATGACACCCCACCAATAAAGTCAACAACTGAAACAACTGGCGGCGGGGGCGGCAGGCTCGTTCCATTGCAGCCTGTGCCCATTCAAAACGGACAGATTGTCACATATCCGTCTGGCGATCAGGTCGCACCTTTGACAGTACAAACCGCCGGCGGCTCAAATTTCTATATCGTGCTAAACCCAATCGACAGAGAGGCAATATCTAACGGAGCGATGTCTTTCCTCGTGTCGGCAAAAAGTGCCGAAGTAGATGTTCCTCTCGGGACATACGAAATCTATTATGCGTATGGTTCGGACTGGTACGGGAAAGAATATAAGTTTGGTGAAAACACCGAGTACTTCAAATGCAACGAAATGTTTGAATTTACCGCAGATGACGAGATGGTTTACGGTTGGACGCTTACTCTCTATAAAGTATCCAACGGGAATATGAGCACTGATATAGTGCCAAAAGATTCTTTCCCGGATATTTAAGTAAAAGCCCTCGCCGCCTCTGCAACACCGGCGAGGGCTTTTCAGCAGCAGCGGGGAGCGGTCGCCGCTGCTTGTTTTGACCATATCGCGCTTTACCTTACCACTTCAATACCAAGACTTTGCAACACGACGGCATTCGACCGCGTTCGACAGGCCCACTTTTGGCACCCCAAAAGTACGAAAACCGGAAAAGTTAAGGTGATGTAAATGAACATTCAAGAGCTGTGTAGAATCCGTAAAGAAGAACTGAAACTGACCTACCACGACATTTCCGACGCTTCCGGTGTGCCGCTGTCCACCGTGCAGAACTTCTTTTCCAAGCTGTCGAAAGCCCCGTCCATTTACACCGTCGCGCCGATCTGCAAGGTACTCGGCATATCCCTTGATGAAGTGTTCGAAATTACCGAGCACTTGACACCCACCGAGGAAACTTTGCAAGCGCGCAACGACGAACTGGAACGCCACGTTGACGCAAAAGCAGATACGATCGAGATCATGCGGCGCGGTGTCCGTATCCGAAACGGCGTGATTTTATTTTTGTTCATCGCGGTGGTGTTACTGGCTGCATGGGGCTTGTATATCGATATGCACTGCGCCGACTATGGATTTTGGAGGGGCTAACATGGCGAATTGCATCAAATGTAAAGCAGCGCTGCCGGAAGGCGCGCTGTTTTGTCCTATGTGCGGCAAAAAGCAAGCATCTGTCGACCGAAAAGCCACAAAGCGAGGCAACGGGACAGGGACGGTCTATAAACGCGGCTCTTCATGGGTAGCCGAAATCACCAAAGGCTACCGCGAAGAAGACGGCAAGCTGACCCGCGTGAAAGCGAAAAAATGCGGCTTCCGCACAAAACGAGAAGCCTTAGAATATATCCCCATGCTGCGGACGCAAAAGCCCCGCGAAAAGGACATCACTTGGCGCAAGGCATATGAGCTTTGGTTCCCAACGCATCGCGCCGACAAGTCCACGCTGAATTGCTACGCCGCTGCCGAAAAGTATTTTGCACCGATCGAATTTATGAAACTGGCCGCGGTCGAGATTGATGACATCCAAGAATGCATTGATGACTGCCCGCGCGCCAAACAGACGAAAAAGAATATGCGCACCGTGTGCAGCCTGATCTACAAGTATGCCGTTCCGCGCGGATACGCCCCTATGAGTATGGCCCCGTATCTCACCGTCACCGGTGAAAACGCCGCGCCGCGCGCGAGCTTTGATGCCGACCAGATCGAGAAGATAAAAGAGGCGTGCGGCGTGATTCCATACGCCGATTACATCTACTGCATGTGTTACCTCGGCTTCCGCCCTACAGAGTTTCTCGGCCTGTCGATTGATAACTACGATAAGAAAGAAAAGGTGCTTCGCGCGGGTATCAAGACCGAAGCGGGCAAGAATAGAACCGTCACGATATCCCCCAAGATTCAGCCCATCATAGACCGGCTGTCGAAAGATAAGATATCCGGCGCGCTATTCTGCAACGAAGAGGGAAAAGCGTTCAGGTATGACTATTTTCGCGACGAGGTTTTCTATCCCACATTAAAGGCCATCGGCATTGATAATCCGATTGAAAACAAGCGGCACAAGTATTCCCCCCATACATGCCGTCATACGTTCGCGACGCTGATGAAAAACATTCAGGCATCGGACAAGGACAAACTCGAGCTGATCGGTCACGCAAGCCCCGAAATGCTGCGGTATTATCAGGATGTCAACCTCACCGACCTTCGAAAAATCACCGATGCGATATAATTTTTCTGTTACCCCCTCGTTACCCCCATCGAACGATTTCCCGTTGATATTCCGTCGTTTTTCGGTGACTGGGGGTCAAGAGGCCGTGAGTTCAAGTCTCGCCACTCGGACCAAGAAAAACCTCGAAACCGTTGCGGTTCCGAGGTTTTTTCATATTTAGACTATTCTGGCAAATTCTCGATTATGCCCAATATTTCTATCCTGTTACCCCCGCAGTTACCCTCGCATAAAAGGCCCCTGCCCATTGCGGGCAGAGGCCTTTTTGGCTAATAGTGCATCATTTTTTAGGCTCGCTCATCCCTCGCGAAACATCCCTTGCATCGCCCGAACCTCGGCAGCCTTCTCGATCTGCTTCCTGTGCAGATAGTCGTAGAGGCACTTCATGCCCTCAGGCGGCTCGCCGTGCTCCTGCCGGTACTTCTGGATGACGCCAGCGACCTCGGCGTGGAGCATCGTCATGTGATGCATCTCCTCTCCGGAAAGCTCGTAAAACGTCTTTGCAAGAGCGGGACATTCGTCCTTGTACTCGAGCGCGCATTTCGCGTACTTCATCGCGTCCTCGATTTCCTCGTCGACCATCGCCGACAGTTTTTCAATGAGTTTCATTTTCTTCCTCGCTTTCTACGGTCAGCTTCGGCATCACTTTTTTTATCTCCGCGATTGCCGCGTCGCCGACCTGGTTGCCGATGCTGCGCCCCGTGGGCGTGGCCACCATCGCGCCAAGCAGCATCCCGATCAAGAGCTGCACCATCGCGCACCTCTCAGATCCGCTGCACGCGCAGCGCCACATTATTGACCGTAGCAGCGGCACCGGCGAGCACCAGCGTCAGGGCGGACCCTGCCGCGCAACAGACCTGACGCACAAGCGCCGGAATGTTGAGATCGACCGTGCCATTGGCGGCAGCAGTCTCGGATGCAGTCGCGCCGGGAACAGCGACGCCATCCTTGTAAAGCGTAATAGTGACGGTTCCGGCAGCAGTAGATGTGACGGTGACCGAGGCATCGACATCGTAGTAACCGGTGCCGGTGATGTTGACAGCGTTGCCGTTGAGAGCCACGTCACAGCCGTAGCGGCGGATAAGGCTGCCAAGAGGGATGACGCCGTCGACCGCGACGGCGGTAGGCGTCTGCATGGCAGCGTAAAGAGCGGATTTACAAGACATTTTTATTCTCCTTCCATAAAAATGGGCGGGGCTTTTGCCCCGCCTGTTACCCGGCCATAGGGGCCTGCCATGTCCCCCGAGCGGGGAATATGGTCTTAAAGGTTGACGTTGCCGTTGCAGCCGCAAGACGCGGGGATGATCTGGCCTGCGCAGGTCGAAGCCACGCCGTACAGCGCGGGCTTAGTCAGCATGCGGCCTTCGATTGCGTCCAGACGGCGGTTGAATCCGCAGCAGCAGTCGGAGATCTTCGCCGCAAGGGCGTCTGTCTGCTCCTTGGTGAAGATGCCGTTCTTGAGGTTCTGGTTCTCCATCTTGAGGTCGAAGATGGTCTCCTGCAAGCGCTGCTCGTAGATGCGGCTGGCCTGACTGGTGATCGCCTCGGTGCTGGCGTTGATCGCCATGCGCGTGTCGTTGCTCTGCTGCTCGATGAGATACTGCGTGCGGGACGTGTCGATGATCCCCTGCTTTTCGACCTCGCAGTTGCTCACGCGGTTGCAGCCGGTGTCATTGACGGGATACGGCATATTGCCGCGTCCAAAGCCAAAGCCGTTGCCAAAGCCGCCAAACAGCGCCGCGATGACGATGATGATAAACAGTACCGCGAGCCAGCTCATGCCGGTGCTCTGATCGTTGTTCATAGTGCATTCTCCTTTCCTCAAAAATTATTCCAACAGCTATTTCAGCCGGGGGAATTTGGTTGAGTGCCCCGCTTTGCCCTTTTGCGGGGCCTGTGAACCGTTTTGTGTGCCGCCGAGTATTTTATTGGCGTCAGAGCGCAAAGCCTCTGGGGTCGTGCCGAGAAGCCCGCACAGGGCCTTCGCCTGCATTGTGCGCCCGTAGCGCGAATATAGGCTGTCGGCGATACCAGGATCAATGCCGAGCCTGCGCGCCGTGCTCTGCACGCCCTCCAGCGTGTCAACCGTCCCGCTGATCGCCTGCTCCGCTTTCTCCGCCGCGCCTTGCAGGTCGGCGCTGGGAAACATTCTCGCCGCTGCCGCTAAGAGTTGCTTGAGGTCCATTTTCCTTCAGCTCCTTTACCTGATCGGTCAGATTTTTGATGACCGCAGCCATGTCGCTCATGGCCGACTGCATTTCGCCCATTAGCTCCTCCTGCGTCTTTGGCGGAGTGATGATGCCGAGCTCAACGAGCTTGTCGTAATACTGCTGCGTGGTGGCCTCCAGCTCGGCGTATGCCGAAGCGGTCTTGCCGATGAGCTGCTGGCGGTTGCCGAAATAGTCGGTCTGGAAAATATCACCGTTGTCGATAACACACATCATGCAATTTCCGCCGCTGTATCCGGCGATTGCAAACTGGTCCATGCGCGCACCTCCTTTTGTTGCTTTCATCGTACAAAAAAACGGGCGCTCAAAAGCGTCCGTAAAGTGTATGAAAAGTGCGTCGAAACCCGTCGAACGATTCCCCTTGCCTTTTCACATGAAACATGATATTTTAATTTTGCAGGTCATTCCCGGCCTGTTTTACACAAAAGAAATGACCTCACCGTTTATTCGGTGGGGCCGTTTCTTTTTTCATAGACTTCTGATGCAATTTTCTGGTATGCGCGCCGCCGGTATTTCTTCACTGCGTCAACAGACAGGCTTCGCTCCATTGCCACCTGCACGCAGCTTTTCTGCCGCACGTCGCATTCAATGATGCACGCCGCCTCCGACGGCGGCAGCTCGAAGGATAAAACGTATGCCACGGCCCGCTTCGGAGCCATCGCGGATAATTCCGCGCGAATCTGCTTGTGCTGACTGTCCATGTCCCTTTCTGGGACGTTGCAGAGCGCTTTCGCGTGGCTTTCGCCGCCCGCTCCTTCCTTACTTTTTCGACCGCTCCAACTCCGGGTTACTTCATTGTCGCGAGCTTGCGGATCAGGTCACTGCCGTACTTGTACGCCGCGAGGTAGTCGAGCGTCGGATCGAGCAGCCCCGCGCGCTTCTTGAGCACTTCGCGGTAGTCCGGCTCCACAAGCCTGCTCTTGAACTCCTTTTCCCACTTGCCCGCGTTCTCCCTGCCGGACCAGTACGCGGGACACAGCTTACCCGTCACGTCAAAGTGGCGGATGACGTTGCTCGCGGGGATGTTGTACTTTTTCATCAGAGCTTTCGTCAGCTCAAGTGCCTGCGCGACGGTCTTCGCGTCCGGCGCGTATGCGCCGTCCTTCTTCGCGTCGCAGATCTCAATGCTGATGCTGTTCGCGTTCAGGCAGCGCCCGTACATCGTCCCGCCGCCCGTCTGCGAACAGGACGGGTACTTCTTCCCACCGACCGCCCACGCGATGCGCAGGTCGTCCACGCTCTGTACGATCTCCTTCTCGTCGACGAAGTAGTGCGCGCTGGTTTTCACCACGTTCGATGCGTAGTATTTGGCGTTGTTCATCGCCGTGTCGCCGTCGTTGCCGGTGTAGTGGATCACGATGTAGCGGATGCCGCTCGCCGTGCGCGTGCCGCCGACGTTCCCGGCGTTGGCCGGATATTTGCGGATATTCACACCGCTCACTCTCCCTTCGCACTGCCCGCCGCATTCTGTGTGCCGAAGTAGAACGCGATGACCATGAGGTACACGGTGTTGAATTCCTGCGTCACCTTCGACTGTACTGTCAGCACGCAGAAGGTCGCCGTCAGCGCAATCGTCACAAGGCTCTTCACGCTAAGAAGGTTTGCGATTCTCTTGTTCAGTAATTCGTTCATGTTATTCGTCCTTTCCTTTGATTTTGATTCCCGCCAGTAAGCCAAGCTCCGCCGTCCACGCGGCGAACCACGCGACGGTCAGGCTGTCCGGCACTACCTTGTCATGCGCGGTCAATACGAGCACCGCAATGCAGTACCAGCAGAGGTTGAGCACTGCCGCGATGACGTACTTATCCCGCTTTCTCAGTTTCTTCATAAGGCTACACCCGATAGCAGCCACGCGATAAACGCGCCCGCCAGCGCCGCGAGAGCCTTGTCGATCAGACTGTCCCAGCGCTTCCCCGCCTTGCCCGTGATGGCCTTTACGTCCTCTTTGATCTCCTTGACATCGCCCTCGACGGTCTCCTGCTTGGTCGCCAGCACTTCCACCGAAGTCGCCAGCCTGTCAAGCGCCGTTTGGTGCTCCTGCAACTCGTTGATTCGATGCGTATTGCTCTTGCATCGGCTTTCGATCAGCGCAATCTCTGCATCATCGTAGTGCTTTGCATTGTCCATTTTTCACGCCCCCTTATTTTTATGGTGTTCTCCATTGAGCGTATCATGCCGCCTCCACAAATTCACCACGGGGCAAAAGAACCTGTCGGACTACCGACAGGTTCTTTTTCTTTACGCCGCTTTCTTCCTCATGATTGCAAGCTGCTCGTCCACCCGCGCACGGTTCCAATGGCGAATCTTCTTTCCGACGCCGAAGTCCTCAAAGAGAGCTGCACGCTGTTCATCGGAAAGCCCCTTCTGCTGATAAACAAGCTCCATGATCTGTAAGCCTTCACTGTTGCTGATGGTATCACCGTTTTTGTCCTTCAGGCTTTCGATCCCGCCTTTTGCCAGATAGAGCGCAATATACTGGGCTTCTGAAACGCCCGTTTTTTTGACGGTATCTATGGCCTTTGCCGCCCACCCGTCCGTTTGGTAATTGCTCACGCTCATTTTCCCAACGATGTTGGCATATTCGTAGGCTTTCGCAACGGCATCTGCCTTATCGCCGTCGCTCATGGACTTATAGCTCGCAAGTCCCGTGAGCTCGCTGACGATCTTATAGGAAGTCTGCCCGCGCTTTGTGGCGTACTTGACGTATTCCTCGCCGGTCAACTGTTTGTTTTCCTTATTCACGGTAAAAGATTTCGGTGCGCGCTGCGGCAGGACTTTGGTCTCACCGGTCGCCTCGTACAGGCGGCTCAATTCATCTTCCATTTTGCTGTCGCTTACCTTCGAGGTATACGCGGGATTCGCAAAATTGTTAAATGCCCGCGCGACCACGCCTCCGGAGTTTTCCGTGCGCCCCCATGCGTCGATAAAGGGAATCTGCCCGTAGTCAACGCCCGGAATACGCGCGCTCGCCTTTCCGAGCGCATATTGCATATCCGGCGTCAGGAATTTGTTCTTATCCGTATAGGTCGTCATGCGCTCGCTTTCGCCCGTGCGCTCCGCCTGCCCGAAGACCGTCGGGATACCCTGCGTCAGATAACTCGTCGCCGCGCTTGCTACCGCACTGGTTAGTGCGTTTGTGTCCCCGGAGGACGCATACCCCACCGCGTCAAAAACGTCGTTCAGGCTTTGCAGACAACTCATGGAAAGAAGCGGGTCCGTCACGTTGCTTGCTGCCTGAAGCATATCACTCATAGTGAGATACCCGTTGTTCGCCTGCATCTGCTCGTAAAGGTTTGCCCCAACGAAAAACGGAAGCGCTTCCGGCGCAAGCCAATCCAGCGTAATACTCGTGCCATTTGGCAACTCCATCGCATATTCCTGATGCCCTTGCAGCTCGTCGAACTTTTTCTTCTTCTCGTCATCACCGCCGCTGCCGCGAAGAATGCCCTCTTTCGCCATATAAAGGCCGAGCATCATCAGCCCCGTGCCGGTCAGACCGGCGGCGGCCCGGTCGATCATTTCGGTCGCCTGCATATTACCCTTTTGCACTTGCACAAGGTCATAGCTTATGCTTTTGAGGAAACCAATAGGGCTGTATTCCACGCCGCGCACCAGAATGTTGGCTGGTGTCTTACGGAACGGCAGGATTCCTTCGGCGAGGGTGCTTCCGAGGCGTTTCATCTTGTTATCCCCACGGTATCTGCCGAGATCGGAGATCATCTGTGAAAACGCATTGGTGTCTCGATAGGTCGCTTTCTGCGCCTCTCTGATCGCGTATTCGCGTGCCGCTTCAATGCCTTTCCCGCCAAAGACCTGCTCCGCGGTAATGCCATTTGCTTTGCAGAATTGCGCCAGCGCCGCCGCGTAATGCGGCTTGGAGAACCATGCGTCTTCCGCATCCAGCGCCGTGCTGTTGAATTTGCGCATCGCTTCCAGAGGCTTCAGTTTGAAGACCGTGCGCCCTTCCTCGATTTCCTGTCGCACATTGACATTATCATTGTACTTGCCGCTGCCGAGAGCTTGCTCGCGAATGTTGGCATAGTCACTCCATGCCGCCTTGATAAGCCCTGCGTCCTTCGTCGTCAGGATTGCCTTCGTGCGTCCGACTTTGCCGCCGCTCACTGCATTCGCAGCGCTCTCAATGCCTGCGCCGATGACGTTCTTTACCGTGACAGCAGGAACAAATCCTACGTTGCCAACGATGTTGCGCACATGCGTACGTGGGTTACCAAGCATCGAAAAGTAGCGCCAAGCGTTCCATTTGTCAATGAAGCGGCTCGGCATCTGTCTGCCGATATCACGATAGATTTCCTTCATCGCCTCGGTGCGCGCATCGTCGTCCTTTGCGTTCAGGAACTTCTCAGCGAGGTCGCGGTCAATCTTCAGATCAGGGGCCTTTTCCCCGTACTGCTTTTTGAGATCTTCTGTCAAGTTCTCCACGCTGCGCTGCGCCGCATAAAGCTGCGTACTGGTGTCCTGCTGCTTGAGCAGCCGCGTTGCCTGCAACGCCTGTGCCGCATTTCTCTGGCGCTTTACGATGGTGTCGAGCACATCGATAGCTGTCTCCACATCACCGCTGTTCGCTGCATTGTTGTAGAGCGCCCAGCCAATCGCCGTATTTTCCTTGCTGATCCCCTCTTTGGTTGAACTTTTCCACTTGTTCAGGGTCTTTTGCCAACCCTCGGTTTTTATGCGGCTTTCTGCGTCACTAATGGCCTGCTTGTCCGTATAGCGGTCGTAGGAGAAATCTCCTTTTGCCACCATTCGTTCCAACGTCGGTATCATTGCGTCCGGCGTGGCCTTTGCTTCCAGCACCGTGCGGATTGTGCGGCTGACATATTTGTCATCCGCCGTCTTCTTCGGTACCTGCACTTCGCGGTATGCACGCTCGCCCGCCGGGATATATCCGTACTTCTTTTTCAACGTTTCGTAGTTTTCCTCAGGGATCTCGCGGGAGAATGCTGCGTCATCCACGCTGTTGACTTTTTCCAAACGGTCCGCCTCATCTCCGGCGATATACTCCACCGTGTTGACCCCGGCATCCTGCAATGCGGCTTTCAGACGGTCGCTGCTGTTGTCCGGGATCACCGCTGCCAAAACTTCGTCAAACCCAACGGCGCGCTGGGGCTTGGCCTCAAAGTAGCCGGTGGGCATTTCCGCCGCCTCCTGGTAGACGGCCTGGATGTCCTGGGCTGTCTGGCTGCTGATTTTGTACCCCTCCTTGGAGAAGGCCCGCATGATAGCGTCCACCGTCCTCTTGCCCTTGGACGTTTCCATCAGGATGCTGCCGATGATGTCGCTCTCGACGAAGGAATTGTCGGAATGAGCCTTGTTTCCCTGCTTGATCTTCGTGATGATGCTGCCGATCTGGTCATCAATGGCCTGGAGCTTTGCTTCATACTCGGTCCCCTCGTCCATGCCCAGCCGCCCACTGTCCGCCTTGATCTCCTGGATGCTGCGGTATTCCGGCGTCGCCACGGATTGCAGGGTCTTGGCGCTTGCGCCCCAGGTGTTGCCGCCGCGCTCCTCCTGGCCCTCCTTCATCGCCTTGACGATGTTCTCCAGGGTGTAGGCATAGTGGAGCTGCGAGAAGCTGCGGAGATTGCCGGAGGGGGTGTAGGGGTCCTTGCCATTGTAGATGCCCGCCTCGCCCAGCAGGCCGTCCAGCTTCCCGGCAATCCACTCCTCAACGGCGTGGTCATCCACGGAGCTGCGCAGCGCGTCAGAGGTAGCCATCCGGTCAATTTCGCCCTTGGTCGCGCCGCCGTCCTGGTACATATCCCATGCGTGGTGAACGATGTCCTCCAGGGTGAAGATGGAAACGCCGTCCATGGAATTGTCGATGCGGTTCTGCCGTCTTTCGTTGATCTCCGCGTCGGTCCAATGCCTCTTGACGGCCATTCTGCGGAGCATGGGTTCGCCCTGTTCCCGGTAGTAGTCCCGGAGAATGTCGCGGATGACCTCGGCATTCTCGCCCAGGGCGTCCTTCACGCTCTCACCGGTCTCCAGGTTGGCCTCGATTTCAGCCAGCGTGTTCACGCCCAGGCGGTCAACCACCTTTTGCAGGGTGTCGTTACCGAACTTGTCCCACACCTTGTCCATCTTCACCGGCTCCAGGCTCTTGCCCTGGTCTGCCAGATAGGCCGCCCGCACCGTGTCCGTGGAGGCCAGCTTCTCCGCCAGCTCTGCCGTGCTCCTGGTGCTGGTGTTGTCGATGCCTATAGAGCGCAGGGCGGCGCTGTTCCCGAAGATGCCCCCGGCCACGGAGACATCCCCGGCCAGCCGGTGCAGCTCGTGCTCCACCTGGGATGCCTTTTTGCTGTTCACGGGGTAATCTACTCGCGGAGCTGTCGGCGTCCAGGCATCGCCACCGTACACCTTGTTGGCGCGGAATAGCTGCGGGTCGATGGTGTCCTTGCTGAACACAAGGGAGATGGGGCCGTACTTGGTGTGCCCGTCCCTGGCTTTTACAATGGCGATAGAGGGCATGGGCAGGCCGCCCAGCTTCAGCGCGGACATGATGCTGGCCTCATCCTTGTTGTGGACGGCGATCAGTTTGTCAGTCTCTTCGACCGGCGTTTCCATGCTGAACTTCAGCTTGACATTTTGTACACCACGAGATAGACTATCTACAGTAGCATCCCCCCGCAGAGCGCCGCTGCCCGCAGCGGAAGAGCCGTTAATTTGGGGGATGCTTCTTTCTTGCATCTGCCCAATATTATAGATCATCTTACCGTCTGCGCTCTGCGCCGTCGATATCGTAACCTTGTAGTATTTCCCGTCAAAGTCTTTGAAAAACGCCGTGCGATAATTCCAACCGCTACTTGCCATGTCTCCATGTCGGCTGTTATGATCTACAACGTTCCTCTCCCCCTTGACAGAAACCTGCGCCAACTCGTCAATATGCGATGCTGCATTTACTTTTCGCTCAAATGCCGCCTCGCTCATAGTACGCCCATCGCTGGTGTGGTTGTCGCTCAGTTTCCCTGCCGAGGTCGCAGTCAGGACCAATTCGTCGCCATCCGCGCCGATAAGCTTAACGTCTTGTCCACGGCGGATTTTCCCGTTAATATAGTCTTCCAGCTGTTCGCTCCAACTCTGCGGGTCATTTCCAAAAATGACCTGTCTGTCGGCGCGGACATATTTTTTGCCATCGGCAGCCTCTTCAATGCTCGCCCTGCCATTTATTTTGCTTGGCGGCGCACGCGTGCTTTCCTGCGCAACGGTTTCGCTCTCCACCTTGATATGCGCAAGAAGAAACGCTGCCGCATCGCTGATCTCACTGTCGGCGAAAATGTTCATATCGCCGAGGCTGTCGCAAACCACCTCTTCCCAAATTTCCTGCGCCGTCATTTCGGTGCCGGCATAAGCGTCTGCATACGCCGTGCAGAGGGAGTCGACCTCACCGCCGGTAAAGGTCTTATCGATGCGCGTGCGTACCTCGTTCAAATCGACTTCGCCCTTTGCGATCATATCATGCCCGGCCTCATGCCGCATGATCTGGTACGACGTAAATTCCGGATGATCCGCACGGATAAATACGCGGTCACCTGAAACGTAGCCGCGCACCTGGAACGTTTTCCCGCTCTTGTCACGGAACGTCAGATTATTTCCGGCAAAGAACGTCACGCGCAGGCCGCGCTCTTTGGCGAGGTTCTTCGCCTTGCGCATTTCCGCCGTCTCGTTCTTCACAAGATAGACGCTGTCATTGAATGCGCCTCTGCCGATGCCGAAGCTCGCAGTGCTTACTTTTTCTCCATAATCGAGCGAAGCTGCTTCGCTGTCTGCGAAGTGTCGCCCTTCCTTCCGGCCCGGATTTCGTCCTGCGCCTTCTTCCACGCCTCGTACTTCTCCGCGGGGATCCGCACCGTTATCCCGTTCGCTGCCGTTGCGTAAATGTACTGCTTCTCCATGTTCGGCTCCTTCCTGCTGCGCATATTCTGTGCGCAGCTCATCCATTGTCACATCTCCTGTCTCGAGGGCAAGGCGGTTGTCAGTTACATACTTGTCAAAGCCGGTCGCCTGCACCTCTGCGCCTGCGATCTGCTGCTTTGCTGCAATATAATCCGTATTGGGGGCAACCGCCGTTCCATCAACAGCAGTGTACCCATTCGTCAGCATGTCGTCAAGAACGATCTCGAGCGTTTTCGCCGCTTTGACATTCTCCTGTCCATTATCGTTGATGATGCGCTGCGCTGCATCAATGATTTGCGTGCGCGTCAGGCCCTCGTTCATCGCCTTGCGCATGGCGGGGGTCTCGAATATCTGATTGTTTCTCTGGTATCCGTTTGCCGTCCGCTGCCGCGCGCCCTTCTGCTGTCCGCGCGAAAGGCTTATATCAGCGATACCGGCGATCTGCTCTGCCGCCGTACTGTAATAACCGTGCAGCTCGGGGTGGTCAAACTGGAAAGCGTTTACATTTCTGCTCGATACATTTTCCTTCGTGCGGCTGTCAATATGCTCGCCCGTTCCTGCCTCTTTCTTCGCGTCGTTCTGCCCCGCGACATAGCCTGCATAGGCCGTCTCATTCGTCGGGTTCGGGTTCGCCTTGCCCTCCACGCCCGCGTTGTAGGCAGGGATAAAGTCTTTCACGTGCTCCGCTGTGTCCTTGCCCTCCTGATACGAGCCACGAATCGCCTTGCGCCCACTCTCACCGAGGGAGTTATCGAAGCGCGCGAGCGATTGAAGCGCCGCATTCGCGCCAATTTGTCCGCCACCAAGAACACCGCCGACCACTGCACCGCCGAGAAATTCCTCTGCGGATGTACGCGGGTTCAAAATGGCGTTTTCATCCCTCATTGATGCGATCGGATTGCCTTTCTTGTAGGCGACGTTCTGCGTCGCTCTTTCAAGAATGCCCTGCACAACTTCCTCTTTACCTTCTTCAAAGGCTGATTCAAGCCATGCTTTCCACGCAGCGGAACCGTGCTTCAACTGTTCGGGAAGCGTCTGAATACCGCCGCCAACTTCAACGGCAGCATTCATCAGGCCGTTTCCTGTGGCATAAAGTGCGGCCTTCGTGCGAGCGGTGTTGTTATCCACTCCGGCCTTCTCCATGTCATCAAGTGCCTGCTCGTAACTGGAACCTACGACTTGCGAGAATGAAAGCCAATACTGCGGGTCTTTCCCCATCGCAAACACGCTATTGCGGATCGTGTTTGCAATGCTCGGGGCCATTTCCGTTGCAGCGGTCTTCGCAAGCGTCGTTGACGTCGCCCCGAGGCTGGCACCTGAGGTGAGCACAGCTGCGACCGCCTGCGGGACTGCTGCGACGGTCGATGCGCCATACCTGTTAAAAATCTCCGCAGCCTTGCCGCCGCGCTCAACATTCGCCGCGTACTTGTTCTCTATCTCTTGTCCCTCATTTCGAATGCGGCGCTGTAACTTATTTGCAAGACCGGAATCCGACAAATCGCCGAGCTGCTGCCCGGAAACTAACTCAAATGGGGAAAGTGCAACATCTTCCGCAAGCGCAAGCGTGTCGGCAATTCCCTGCGCGGCTTGGTTGATGCCTTTCATAGTTGCTCCGGCAATGCCCTTTCCAACGGAATACTTCTGCTGTTTCCCGGGTGTTCTGTTCCCCGAAAATGTTGCTTTGCCAAGCCTGCTTTGGTTCTTCGGCATCACGACATTCTGCCGCGTCACTGGCGTCGTCTTCACCGGGCTCGTGCGATATACTGTAGGTGGAGAAGAGACCGGGGCGCTCGCGCTCCCGGTCTGCATCAATTTCCCGCGCCGTCCCTGCGCAACAGTGGTCGCAATTGGCTGCTCGGTCTTTAATTTCTTCTCTTCGTTATTGGTGTTCAGTGCTACCAGCTTTCCCATATCAGTCCTCCGTGTAAGTCAGCCCGTATTCGTCCAGCATCTTCTGCACGCGCGCCTTCTGCTCGTCGCTCAGTTTATCCCAGAAAGAATCAATACCTCCGACAGCATAATCGGCACGCCCCTGTGCAAGCATCGTGCGCAGACTGCTCATAGCCGCATTGAAATTGCTCGAATTATAGCCTTCGCTTGAACTGCCACCGTTCTGCCCTTCCAGCCAGTTTTCATAGTCGGAATAGAGGCCGCTCGAAGATGTAAAGCCGTACTTCTGGTAGTTAGCCTTCTGCGCAAGCCAGCTCTTGGGGTTCCCGCTCGCCTGTGCCGCAGCAAACAGGCCTTCGTAGTCCATCGCTCCGCCGGTAGCTCCGCTACGTGTCCCGCCACCGGAAGTCCGGCGAGAGCCACCGCCGCTTGCCTTCCCCGCCGCTGCCTGCGCGGCCTGCTGCAATTTATACTGCCATTCCGCATTATAGCGTGCGTCCTCGATGGCGTCGCGTTCCTTCTGGTAGTTATAGTTGAGCTTGTCCTGCTGCTTCTGATACGCCAGCGCATCCGCCGCCTGCTGGTCGCCCACCTGATCGCGCGCAAGCTGGTAAAGATAGTTGCGGTCAGCTAGCCAGCGGTTGTAGTTGTTGTCCTCAAGGCCGATGAGCGTATTCAGGTCGGCGCGGTCAGCATTCAAGCCGTCCTGATACATGCTATAGGCAAGCTGCTGTAATTCGGGAATCTTGTCCGTCATCTGGCTCATCTGGTAGTCGCTCGCCTGTTGGCTCGCTGCCACCGCCGCCGTGGACGGCATCCCGCCCGTCATCACTGCCGCCTTGCCGAGCACATCCTCAGCGCTGCGGTCTGCCTCGCGCGTGTACTGCTTGCGATACTGCTGATAGAGCGGGTCGCTCGCTGCATCATAGGAAAACGGCGTGCGGTTCAGCAGCGCGTCGAGCTTTGCGCTGATCTGCCCGCTCTGATCGTAGTTGTAGTTGCTGTCGCCCAGCTTATCGAGCCAGCTCGTGTCAGCCTTTGCAGGGCTCGCGCCCGTGCCGAGTTTGATGTACTCGCTGCCGTCCACGCCGCCGGAATAGTCGTACTTCGCGCGGATTTTCTCCGCTGCGTCGTGCGCCGCCTGCTGGCCCGCCTTGTCTCCCTCGGCATAGGCCTTGTTGTAGGCCTCTGTATACTGCCGGATGAGATCAAGGTCGCCAGAATCGTTGATGAGCGTCAGGTCTGTATTCTTGTGTTTGAAATTATCTGCCATTGTCCCCTCACTTTCTGCCGCCCGTCACGTATTCGTACTCGAGCGCATAGAGCCGGTATTCTCCTGTGGCTTTGATTTTTAATCTAAAGTGGTCGCAGCGGCGGATCGGGCAGTTGAGCGTGAAAACGTCTTTCTCCTGTGCCCCGCAGCGGTCGACCTCTTCCCACGCGCCGTCGTCGAACTTGACAAGGAACACGACCGTTGCACCCTTCTCGCATTCCAGCCGCGCCCGCACACGCTGCACGTGCTTCGCGTCAAACGATCCGCCGTCGTAGTCGGCAAACTCCGCCTCGCTGCTGACGGCTCCCTCGCGTGTTGCGCCGGTCGGGATATCTGCCGGATTCCCCAGCAGCACGCACCCACCGTCTACTAAGGCCATGATACCGCCCGAATAGGCCATTTGCACCACGGCAAGCGTATCTTCCTTATGCCACACGCCGTTTTCGCTGCTGTAGCAGTACAGCGCCGCCTTGCCATCCTCTTTCAGGCTCACGTAGTAGTTGAGGCCGTCGCTTCCTCCCACCGCGTCAGAGAGGCGCGCATCGTCGCCCAGCGTGCGGGAGATACAGCG